CTCTAAACCTAACAAGATGGGTGACTTGAGTTTGCCTTTATGGGGGCATTCATCACACCCGCCGGGATTAAACTTCTCAAACGTCACGCATTGATACGGACCCTTAATACAATTAGCTTTCTTTTCTGTCGAACTAAAGTCATATTCATCGTGGTCTTTTGATATGGCGTGTATCGCTACATCTCTGTCTACACAGTACTGAGCAATCGATAAACCCGCCCTCCATAAAGTTTCGCTTACATCTTTTTGATTCTCTGATAAAAACTTTATTTGCTTACAACCAATACCAATATCTGTCTTAACTAAAATATTCTTAAAATGATATTCGCGATTTTTTGCAAGTGCTTTAGTTAGCTCATTTACTTGGCGCGTTATGAAGTCTGGTATTTCTTCCTTAAAAACAAGAACACCAAGTGCCTGTCGCAATTCAAAAAAATCTACAGGCTCTCCTGTATAAAGAAGTTCTACGTCAAGAGGATCGCTTGGGTCTTTAAAATTTTTAGTATCTGGTAAACGCAATATCCGTGCTTTGTCTGCTGTACACGCATGGTCTGCGCTAAGAAACTCCTCTTCACATAAAGTTTTTAATCTATTAGCAGCAGGTTGCCACAACGCAGGAGTCACTGGAGTTTTAAATGTCCAGTATGCGTGAATACCCCGCCCACTATTAACAAGAGTTGGTTTAGGTAAAGAAGATGATTTACAAAATTGTTTAAGCGCACTGACCCCTTGCCGCTGATCGGCATACGGTTTGTCTTCGCCACAATCTATATCTAACCACAAAGCACGAAATTCTTTAGTGTTATCTCCCGATCTTGTTGTTGGTTGCTCAAATGTGGCGCAAGCGAAGTAAGCATCAAACCCATCTTCAACTAATTGTTTTCCCGCCTCTATAATTTCTTCAGCAGAAGCAACAAACTTCTTGATGACTTTTTTGTTTTTTATACCCACTACACAGCGCCACCCGTCCGGTGCATGCACCGCAGATAACAACTCAAGCGCTGACATCCCGCAAGTCTCCTAGCAATCATTGGTAACTATTAATGAGCCTAATCATTAAATCTCTGTAATAAGAACGTACTTCGGTGCCTCTAAACCAGTTGTAGACGGTCTGCCTACTGACACCGAAATACGCCGAAACATCTGCTACAGATATGTTGTGTTTGATGCACACCCTACCAAGTTGAACGCCAAGTTTTTGCTTGTCTGCGGCTTTATTGTCGTTAATAAGCTGCTGACTGTAGCCGCTAGCCATTTAGTTATCGTCACCCCAAGCATCTAAGACTGCGGATAGATCGCGCTTTTTATCAGCCACCTCAGTAGGTTCAAGCTTTTTACTGGGGCGTTTGACAGGTTCTTCCATCTTAGGTTCAGGTTTTAGTTCCGCTTTAGGAAGTGTTTTAACGTTGTCGATCTGCGCTATGGTAGATGACAACATGCGCTGAGCTTCCGCAGATTTACCACCTTCAATGGCTGCTTCATACTGTTCGCGGTTAACATACCCAACAGCACGAAACTTAAGAACAGGCACATCGCTATCCTCATCAAAAGACATACGAGTGATAACCATATTGATGTTCTTACCGTTACCCGCAATGTATTTAGCGTACTGATCAAAACCCATAGAATCCATATCGCCCTTAGCGAAAATAGACTGAGAGGGAAGTGTCAACTGAAATAGACCGTTTGCAGAATCGTTAGCAAGAACAACGGCTAACCGCTTTTGATACCTACACGCACGGGTTCCGTTTGAACCTGACCCCGCAATATTCTGAGGGCAATCTGCACAGGTGCTAGCCTGACGGTTTTCAGCTTTGGCGTTGGGAGTTATGCCATCGTCTGACCAACAATCGGGCGGTGTAATTTCCTTGGGGTTGTACGCCTTAGCATAGAAGACACGCGAATTTTCTTTACGCCCTGCTGCAATAATTATATCGAGTTCAGGTCTATCAGTCTTAGACACTTCCTCTCCGTTGATGACTAGGCGAAAACGACCACCGCGAATAGAGATGCGACGATTTTGTGCCCCCCCTGCAAGAGCTTTGGTAAGTTCATCAACTTCTGTGTTCTTAAGAAAGTCAGGTAAATCTTGCTGAAATACTGTTACGTTTGACATAAGTTCCTCTCGGTTATTTACTACGACGGACGACGATGCTGTAGCGACTGTCGGTGTTCAGTCCAGTCGGCAACAGATCAGGATTTTCCTCAATGAATTGCTTCATGTTGGACTGATGGATACGCCTTTCTAACAACCCGAACGCATCATTCTTGCGTACAAAGTCATACATACTGTCCCAATCGTTGGTCCAGTAACGGCTCTTTATGCTACGAATTACCGTACCCGCTGCTGTGCGAATACTATCTGCGCCTATAGATTTACAAGCTTCAAGTAGTTGCTCCTCAATAACTTCCATCTGTTCTTCTAGCTCCAAGTCTTGAGCTTCGTAGTCAGACTTTAGTTTTGCACGAGCATCTCTAATCTTGATATAGACACCTGCAAGCTTGTCCACGGGGACAGCCCGCTTTTCTTCAGGGGACACAAGGTCTTGGATGTCTTCATCCATGCTACGCTCCTTTAAGTTGTTTTGTAGACTAACTATACAACACTAAATTGACTTTGTCAAGTTTCTTTTAGTTCTTGAGCGTACAAATCAACGATGCGGGTGTGAGTGTTTATGTTACTTCTGAGCATGCTATAAAGCTTGCGCTCTACAGGGCTACCTGCTATGTGTACTATAGTCATAGTATTTTTTTGTCCTGGCCTATTAATCCTGGCATTTGCTTGCAGGTAGGTTTCTACAGAAGTCATGGGGGCGTACCAAACCACCACGTTGGCAGCGGTTAGTGTCAGCCCATGTGATGCCGCTTGTGGTTGAATGATAAGCACTCTTGGGTTGGATTGCTCTTGGAAGTTTTTGATGACCACAGCCCGACGGTTAACTGACACTGAACCGTTAATGATGTCGGATGTAATGCCTGCTTTAGTTAAATGGGCTTGCAATAGTTCAATAGTATGCGTAAAAGGTACAAAGACTAGAACCTTATGGCTTGCCTCTTCGATCACTTCCTCAATCACTTTTAGCCTATTGGATACATCAAATTCTATAACTTCTTTAGTATCCGTATAGACCGCGCCACCGGAGATCTGAAGCAGTTTGTTTAAGCTTGTTGCTGCGTTAACAGAAGTAACCTCTTCCCCGTCCGCCGAGATCATCATCTGATCTTTGAGTATCTTATAGTATTTGCGCTGTTGTGCTGTTAAAGGTGCCTCGCGCTCTACGTACATAACATCCGGTAAATCTAAACAATCTTTTTTTTCAAATCTAATCGCGGGTTGAAGTACTTGATGCACTACAGCTTCTGCGTTTGGTCTTGGGGTCCACTTGAACTGGGTTATCTTTTGCATAACTTTGTCGCGGAACGCACCGAGAAACTTTGGAGTGTTATCGGGATTGACTAGTTTCGCTAGACCATAAGCATCAACAGGCGATTGTGCTGCGGGTGTACCTGTCAACATCCATAACCATTTAGCACGATCTGACACACGCTTCATGACTTTCCATCTTTTAGTACTGATATTTTTATAAGCAGAACATTCGTCAACTACGATCAAGTCAAACTTACCGTCGTTAGTCAGCGCGTCTTCTATGATCTCTACACCTTCAAAGTTTGTAATAACAAACTCAGCGCAACTGTTCACTACCTTTATTCTTTGCGCGGGAGTTCCGTAGGCTACGTTGCATGTGCGGTGCACTGCAAACTTAAACATATCCTCTTGCCATGCCGACTTCATAATAGACAATGGGCATACAACCAACACCCTACGCACAAGACCTAGTTTCATTAAGTAATCTGTAGCCCATATAACGGATGCAGTTTTGCCTGTGCCTTGCTCGTTGAAGCAGAACGCCTTACGGTTTAGGGTTAAGAACTCTGCCGTAGTTTTTTGATGATCAAACGGCTTGAATTGTCCAGGCCAATCGTACTTCTTTGATATTGGAGAGGGGACACCCTTGATGAATTGGTTAAGTAATTGGGCTTCGTTCAGCCCCCACTTAACTGCAACTTCATACACACC